TTTACAAATTGTAAATCTATTATCGTGTATCGTTTCTACTATCTTCTTTTGAAAAGGATACATCTTAAAAGGCACAAGACCCTCGTCAAGTGAAACAATACGAACATAGTTTTCCATAAAATAAAGTGGATCAGCAGAACACTTTTGATATTCTAATATCTCTTGTTCAGTAAACTCAACTGGTGTGTTTACTTTCTTTAGATTAGGATTACCTAAATATGCATCGTTGTTACTCATAGAAGTCAAACCAACCTGTAGTTATGTATTTTATTTTTGTATTACTCACTTGACCTCTATGTGTATGTGTCCAATGAGTAGGCCATATTAATGTCAAACCTTTCTTTGCTGGTGTAATGATATTTTGATACTTAAATTCTGTACCACCATCATCTACATCATTAAGATAAGTCATAAAGACCAAATGCCGTTTACCAATAACATTGTCTTCAAAGTGCCATTTGAAATAACCTTGGCCTGGGTTATATTTTTGTAAGTTAGTATGTTTAGATAAAAAAAAGTTAGCAACTTTGGCACTAAACTCATATCTCTTAACATATTCTTTTAAACATTTATCCAAGTGTGTTAGATAATTTTCAAATGGTTTTGGTTTATCATGTTTATCCAAAGTCATTCTAGTATCATCTACGACACCTTTTTTACCAACAATCGTATTTGTTTTAATGTGACGATTTTTATTATCTTCAAAATAATCTACTAACTCATCACAAATATTTTCAGGTATGTACCAACCACCAATTAAACTCTCTAAAGAAAAACTATGTTCATTCATATACGATAGCCTCTATGTGAGTATAACCTAATTGAACAGCTCTTGTCACCCTTTGACCACCTACTTGAACACTATAAGATTTTTCAGTATATGGTTTACCACCTACACCCATTCTAGGCGTTTTATTAATTTTATGTTTAAACACCTCAATAGGTTGTTCCATTATATTAGTTATTTCATCTACGCCTTGATCTAATTTAACATTGTACTTGTGATAGTGTTGATTGTAAGATAAGTCACTAATCTTTAGTATCTGTTTTTTCGGGTGTGATATTTTTGCCTTCAAAGTTTTCATTTTCTTTTTTACGCTCTACATTTGTCTCAACAGATTTCTTATTTAACATCTTTTGTAACTCAGCTGTTGATCCTACAAACAATGCGTTTTTTATATTGGCGTTTGCTGTTTTAGGTAACTCTTTTAAGTCTTTAAGTTTTTTTTGTAAATCTTGTAGTTTATCTACTGTTTGTCCTACTTGTCCTATTAATTGACCAGCGACTTCATAAGCTCTAGGGTGTTGACCCTCTCTCGCAATATCTAATATACCTTCAATTGCTTCTTGTCCTCTTTCTATTAAGTTATAATAATTTTCTCTGCTATATTTGTAGTCATTATCTACATCAGCTTTCTTATCATCTTCTTTACGAGGAACTGCTGGTTTAAATTCTTGTTTAACTATTTCTTTGGTAGGCTCAGGTTTGTCAATACCTAATATCTCATTTACCTTTTCTTCTAATTTACTCATAATACTATTTATGAGTTTAATTTTTGACCCTTAAACCAGTTAGGTAAACCAAGGTGTGGTCTTTGGTCAAACATATTATCATCTGCTCCAGGAGAAAATTGATTATTATAATGTAAAAAAACTTGAGCGCAATCTTTTCCAATAAATGCTTCTCGCCAATGTTCTAATATTTCACCTTTATAAACCAACATATCACCTGGTTTTAATATTATTTGAGTTCCTTTATTATCTGTTGATACCTGATAATTAGTTCCTGTTTCTGGATCAATATCATCAGAGTTACCTACATTTTTTTTGTTCTCCAAATATATCGGCCACTCATCACCACCTAGATTCATTGTCGTTGAAATCTCACAGCTAAATCTATCTTTATGTCTTTTTAAAACATCACCCATTTTATAGATACGTGCATATGAGTAAGTAGGATTCAACTTCATACCTGTAAGTTTTTCCATTTTAGGTTGAACATACAATAACAAAGTTTCCATAGCTATATCAGCATAATGTGAATATGTATTAGGTATTTGTTGATCTTTCCAAGTTCCATGATCCTCATTATATGGACTAATGTATCTAAAATCATAAAGAGTTTTAGTTACTTGTCTTTTCATTAAAAAATAATTGTAAACAAAATTAGCAACGTCTTTACTAACTGCTTCTTTGATAACTAGATAGTGATTTTTTTTAAATTTAGCTTTACTCATTTATTACCTACTATACTATTTCTAACTGCTTGTAAGTTAAAGTGTATAAATCTAAAATCATCTACACCCATATCAACAGCAAATTCATGTGGTACATAAGCAGGGAAAAATACTAACATACCAGGTTTTGGTCTGTAGTGTAATTGATCTGACATTGGTGATATTTTAGTTCCCTCTTTTTGAGGTAACTTTGTCATCATTGCTCCAGCTCTTGGGTCATGTATAACTGGGTAAGATGTCTTATCTGAACACTTTAAAAAGTAAAAACCTGATATGTGATTATCCCAATGAACGTGTGTACTATGATGACCACCACCATTTTTAGAAAATTCTTGCACCCAAAATTCTGTAAAATACATGGTATATTTACTCATATCATAACCCCATTCATCTAATAAATTGAATGAAGTTGCACCTACATATTGTTCTAATTCTTTTAACCCAGGATCACCATTTAAAGGTGTTGAATGATAACTCATTCCATGGTCTTTTACTTTTAGATAGTCTTTATTACCTAATAATTTTTTTCTTTCTTTTACTAATTTAGGATTTTCTCTTTTATACGCTTGATCTATAAATTTATCTGTTGCTTTAATTGCTGGTTTTAACCATTCTGTTTTCATAATAGAATATACAGGTGTGGGAAAATACCAATCTGTTTGCATAATCTCTTTCTTTTTTGTCACTGTCATTTTTTCTCCTATCACTTATATATACTTTATCTAAAAGGCCACCCTAAATTCCACATCACTAATGAATACCTTGTTCCTTTAGTTACTGGCGCTACTCTATGCCAACAAAAACTTGGAAACACTATGATTGATCCTCTTGGTCTAATCTCTGTACAAGCTTTTATTGATGATTTTTTATTTCTTTCCCAATCGTGGTCTTGTCTAAAATCAAACTCTAAATTACCACCTTCATATTCAGATGGGTCATTTAGAGAAACAGTGACAGATAACTTTCTTATCTTACCATGATCTGGTGGATAAATACCTTGTTCATTTGGTTTTCTATTATAAGGTTGTATCCAACTATCACAATGCCAGCCATAATATTGACCTACGCCATACTTTGTAAACTGACAAGATTCTGACCAGTCCCAATCAAAGTTCCAACCTGCTTTTTGATTTGCTTCTCGTATGTAGGGGTGTATTTCTTGGTAAATCCATCTATCGTTTAACCAAACGACATCAGATTTTCTTTTCTTTTGTATGTTATTGATTACCTTTTTTTTAAGACTACCATCAGCATTTTTAGAGTCTTCATCTTCAGTTGCACCACCTGTAACAGCCATTTCAGCTTTATGCGCTGTTCCATATTTAATTATCTCATCACATAATCTAGGAGATAACGCAGATTTAAAATAAAAATAATAATGTTTCAAATTCATTTTTTAATTCCTTAATTCACAATAATATATATAACAGTTCTAAAACTACTGAAATTTGTATCTTATAATAACAACACCTTTACCACCAGCTGCTCCATTACCTGCCGCTGGGGAACCATTACCCATTCCACCACCACCAGCTCCACCACCTCTATTAGCTGTTCCAGCATTACCTGCTGCTCCTGGTCCTGGAGCGCCTGCTCCACCACCACCTGCTCCACCACAACCTTGACTTGGTCCTGGTCCAGGATTTACAAATCCTCCACCACCGCCACCAGCATATGCTACTGGACTTCCTGTGATATGAGTTGTTGCTCCTGCTCCACCATCACCTGCTGTTCCTGTAGGTGAATTAGCACCACCAGCTGCTGTAGCACCTCCACCACCAGTTGATCCATTGCCTCCTGGAGCATAAGTTCCTCCGTTACTTCCTTGAGAAGGACTTACAGGAGGTGTATTACCTGAACCTGCTGTAGCTGCTGTAGCTGGATTTGGAGCACAAAAAACATTTCCACCACCACCTGAGCCACCATTACCACCATCTGAACGATTACTTGCATTTGTTCCTGAGCCTCCTGTTCCTGGATTACCCCAGGATCTACTTCCTCCATAACCTCCGCCAGCGCTTGTGATTGTAGAGAAAGTTGAGTTAGAGCCGTTTGTTGCTACGTTAGGGCCTGGAGGGGCAGAAGCAGTAGCTGCTGTTCCTCCACCACCAACGGTGATTGGATAAGTTTGTGCTGATAATGTAATTCCTGATGTTGCCTTTAAAGGCGAAGCTGTATGAGGACTAGCCGTGTGAGTAGGACTAGCAGAAGCTAAAGATTCTCTAAAACCTCCAGCACCACCTCCACTACCAGCGGCACCAGAATTTGGGTGTCCTGCGCCACCACCTCCACCACCACCAACAACTAGATAATCAGCTATACTTGGACTTGTTTGAGTTCCATCGCCAGCACTTGATACTACAAAGTTACCGTCTCCTGTAAATGTATGAATTTTATAATCGCCTGATTCTGTTACAGTACCACCTGTAGCCGCAACAAAAGTAGGTGATTGTAAATCAGCAACATTTGATTCGTTAGTAAATAACCAACCTTTTGTGGCGTCAATGTAAACCAATTGAACACTAGCACGATTAGTTGATATTTCACTATCATTAGCGACACCTTGTATCTTATGTGAATTTCTTTGTATTGTTAATTTGTTTGTGCCAAAGTTACCTGCATAGTCTTTGATCGCAATAGTGTCACCAGCAGATGCACTCGCTGGTAATTTTACGATACCTGCGGCACTCGTATTATTTACGAAGTAACCTCTTCCAGCGACCATTGTAGTTACTGTTGATCCATCAGATACTACGACAGATTGCCAAGATAATGCTGCGATAGACGCAGACGCACCTAGTGCTATTGCTGTGCCATTAATAGTTACAGTTGAATTTGCTAGTTTTGCGTTTGTAATTGAACCAGCTAATTTAGCAGTTGTAATAGTACCTGGCGCTATATCAGCTGCCGCAACTGAACAATCTACTAATGCTTTTGATCCTATTTTATCTATTGCCATGTTAATTCTCTTTTATACTATTTATAATGTTTACCTACTGAAATCTATATCTTATTACAACGATTCCCTTACCACCATTCAATCCAGGATAGTTAGTAGAATTACCACCAGTACCACCTGATCCTCCTCCAGCACCACCAGTATTCGCTGTTCCAGCTGTTCCATTAGATCCAGCGCCACCTGGCTCTGGATTAGAAACTCCGTTTCCTCCACCCCCAAGTCCACCAACTCCTTGTCCTGTACCACCATTACCACCCCAAGCACCAGCACCTCCACCACCAGCATAATAATATTGTCCTCCAGATGATTCTCCTGTTGTTCCCATATCACTAGGTAATCCTCCACCAGCACCACCGTTTCCACCTTTCCTAGGAGCACCAGGTCCAGACGACTGTTGACCAGCTGCCATAGCTCCACCACCACCTTGACCTCCGACACCTGATGATGTACCACCACCACCATTACTTCCTTGAGGTGGACTTACTGGAGGAGTATTACCTGTACCAGCAGGTCCTCCACCACCACCATCTGCGGCACCACCTCCTGAGCCTCCTGGTCCATTAGGATTTGCTGTTGGATAAGCACCTGTTCCACCTCCAGCAGATGTTATTGTCGAAAATACTGAATTTGAGCCTCTAGTAGGAGCCGTGGTAAACTCACCATCTGGAGTGTAATCTCCACCTATACCACCACCCCCTACTGAGATAGGATATGTTTGTGCTGAAACTGTTAATGCTGAAACACAAGCTGTTCTAGGTGAGCTTGGTCCAGAGTTTGTATAAGTTGTTGCTGAAGCTCTAAAGCCTCCTGCTCCACCTCCTCCAGCATTATAACCTGCTCCACCGCCTCCACCACCTGCGACAACTAGATAATCTACAGCGGCAGGTCCTCCATTAGGATTACTTGAATTATTACCTGCTTGTGATACAACAAAGTTACCATCACCTGTAAACGTATGAATTTTAAAATTACCTGAAGTGGCAACTGTACCTCCAGTCGCCTGTGTAAAAAGAGCTGCTCCTAAATTACCAACATTATGTTCGTCTGTATACAACCAACCTTTTGTGGCATCAACATAAACTAATACTACACTTGCTCTATTTGTATCAATCTCACTATCATTAGCGGCACCTTGTATTTTGTGACTGTTTCTTTGAATAGTTAATTTGTTTGTGGCAAAGTTACCTGCGTAGTCTTTGATGACAATTGTATCACCTATACTAGCAGAAGATGGTAACTTTACAATACCTGCGGCACTAGAATTATCAACAAAATAACCACGACCTGCGACCATTGTTGTAACTGTACTACCATCAGAAGTGACTTTTGACTGCCAATCTATAAAAGCATTATTTAATGTACCACTAGCACCTAATGCGATAGATGTACCTGATGCTGTGAGTGATGCATTAGATAATTTTGCGTTTGAAACTGCACAATCAGCGATTTTGGCACTAGTGATCGTACCAGGCGCAAAGTCTGCCGCTGCGACTGAACAATCTACTATACCTTTTGATCCTACTTTGTTTATTGCCATGTTACTATTTATTCATCACTATCGGTTGTTGTATTATACTTTTTACCATCTGTAAATTGTTGTATATTTGTTGTAAATCCAAAATCATCATCTGCATCAGCTGATGTTGGATTAGGTGTGATAGTAATTCTAACTTCTCTTGCTTTATTAGTTGTATCCGTATTCATGTAAGCATCTGCTTGTGTTGTTTTGATAACTTTTTGAGTTGACGCAGGGCCAAATAAATAAGTTTTCGCTGTAAATCCTAAAGTATAAATTACTGCTCTTCTTTGTGAAAAGTCACCACTATAAGTGTCTTCATAATCAACACTATTTAAAACTATTGGAATATCTCTTTTTATATCTAACTCTGGTATCGCATTTACAGTCACAGTAAAGTCAGGTTGAAAGAAAGGTAATATTTGTTCTATAATTTGTAGACCTGCCTCAGCACTCGCTGTAAAAG